GGGACTAGCAACACTCACGGACTTTACGTATTACGCCATACAGTGGCTTCTAGGTTAGTGAGTTTGAAGGGATTTAACGCTCATAAACTGATGGCTTTTATGGGTCACACAGATATTAAAAGTAGCCTGCATTACGTGCATCTAAATGTTGATGATATACGTGATGGTATGGGAGTTGGTGTTTAGTTAAAAGGTGGTAAAAGTCATTGGTATTTGGTTGCGGAGGACGGATTTGAACCGCCGACCTTCGGGTTATGAGTGTTATGCGCTTGTTTTTTTGTTATTTCATTATTATTTCTAGCTTCTTTTTTTGTTGTATTGGCTGGGGTTTTGGCTTTTCAAAGTATCTGCATAAAACAATATTATCATTAGTTTGATACATCTTTGCAAGATAGCAATTATTATTTATCTGATCTATTATTTTAAATCTCTTTTCTGAAAATTTTTGACTTTTAAATTTATCGCTTCTGCTATATGTGATTATTGTATTGTTTAATCCACTCTCCCAAAGGTAGCTAGAAAAATTTTCGTTTTCTACATATAAACTTCCGTCAAATTTAAAATCAACTATAAAATCATTTCTCATCTTTCCCATTATTAAAATTTTGTTGTTGTTTTCTGTTTTGATCTGCCATTTTCCTATTATGTTTGGCTGTCTGAAACTATCAAGAGCATTTAAATTTATTATAGCGATGATAAGAATTAGTAATTTTTTCATTTGTTAATTTCCTTTTCTAACACTTTTACTTTTAAGCTTGATAAGAAATATTCTTGTTCTATGTCTGATAATTTTTCAAAATATTTTTTTAATTCATCTATTTTTGAAGTATTTTCTTGCTTAGAGTTAATATTTTCCATAATAAAATTATATAGTTTAGGTCTTGACTTTTCCCAGTTGTAGAGAGTTCTTAGCTCTATTTCAAGTAAATTCGCGATCTCTTTTTTTTCCATATTCTTTGAAATTCTTTCATTTTTAATTTTTACTTAAGTTACATTATGAAATAATTTCATTGTTCGTATGAAATGATTTCATATTTCCGATTTTATCGAAAGTATGTAAATTTTGCCCTGAATATGGCTTTAAACTGTTCTGGCTCCGTTTGGACGAAACACCTTTTCGGAGCCAAGTTAAATGGTGTTTCAAAAATAAATAAACTAAAAAAGGTGTTAAACATGCAAATCGTTAAAACTGATTACGATCTCAAGTACATTCTAAAAGGTGGTCTTGTCAGAAGTTCTGCTTCTGGCAAGTTTGAAGGTAATGATTACTCTTCTTCTGTTCGCATATCTTCATCAAATATTTATGACGTTGTCAATGAAAAGACTGGCTTTACTGACGAAGTAGAGCAAAAAGTTATCTTCAAGATCATTTGCCCTGATAATAACACGGCTGGACTTGTAGCGAGTGCGATAAAAGAGAAATTTCGTAAAGGCGAAGAGATACCGGTTGAAGGCGGTTTCCCAAACGATCAAAGAATAATAACAATAGCAAATCCAGTTGAATATTTCCTATTTGACACAAAGCCAGCTAAAAAGGCTGAAAATAAGTAAATAAAGGGGTTTAGCCCCTTTAACTATTTATATAAGCGTGTTTCCTTATATAAGTAGTTAAGGCTACTAAATTTCTTAAAAAAGGATTTCAGATGAAATTTCTTGTTTCTTCTAAATCTAAGGTTTTAGCTGGTGTTGCGGCAATGGGTGTTCTCTCTAGTAATGCTCTAGCTGCTGGTATGACAATGGCGGCTGACGGCACTGTTAGCGGCACTCCTGATATTGGTCCATTTATGGGGATTGCTGGTGCTATTATCGGTGTTCTTGCTGTCGTTTTCGCTGTGAAAAAAGGTTTCTCTCTTTTGAGATAAAAGGCTTTTTTCTCTTTGAAATAAGTGTTTGCCCCTTAATTGGGGCTAATTTTTAAAAAGGTTAAAAATGTATTTTGATTTTATCGACGTTACGAAGTTTGGTATATTTTTAAACTCTTTCTTTGGTGCTGTGATCGTTTTCTTTGCTTTTGTTACTGGTATTACTTCAGCTTTCAGCCTTTTTAAAAATTAGCCCTTAAATTTATAGCTTAAAGCAGAGTGCGAAGCAAAGCTTTAAGCTGACAAACGAAGTGCGTCAGTAATGTATAGGAAATAAATATTATGGATAAAGTCTATCTAAATTTAACGCTCGAGCAATATAACTTCTTGATGTCCCTGACTGGTGCATTATGTGGTTTCTTGCTCTGTATGTTTATTTTTATAGTCTTATCCAAAATTTAAAAAAAGGTGTTTAAAAAAATGTTTAGTGTAATTGGTGTCCCAGCTTTTGACTACTTCTTTTCTATATTTATTTGGTTTATGATTTTAACTCTGCCTATATGCGCTGGCTTAGTCCTATTTACAAAAAAGGCTTTTTAAGGATTTCAAATGAAATTTCTTATAAAACTTTTTTGTCTGCTTAGTTTTTTAAGCTCTTTTTCTTTTTCTGCTGATGCGTTTTTTTTCAAAATTGAAGCTGCAAATAATTATTTGAAAAAAAGTAATGTTAAATTTTTAGCTAATAATAAGTATGTTATGTTTGATCGTCCTGATGATCCTGGGCATGTATATGTTGATCGAGTATATAGTTATGACACTTATTTTTATGCTGGTTCTTTGCGTGGTTATTTTTGGAATAATCAAACTGGTGATGTTTATTATATTAGTAATGATGTAAAAACTAACTATTTTCTTGATGGTGGTGGTTTTGGTCCTTTTATTCGTAGGTATGAATATTCTGGCACTTATAATCATAATGCTGAATTTCTTACTTTTGTTTCAATTTATGAATTTCATAAAACTAATGTCGCTGTTTGTAATGTTGGTGAAGAATTTAATACCGAAACTATGCAATGTGTTTCTGGTTGTCCAGCTGGTCAGCTTTGGAATGTTAATACAAATTCTTGTGTCGTTGATTGTTCTGATGAAGATAATCATAAATTCTTTACTAGTGATTATAAATGCATTGATTGTTCTAGTGCTTTGACTAAAAGTGAAATAGCTAAATGCTATTGCACTGGCTTGGGTTCTTCATTTGATCGTTCATCGTTTGTTTTTTCTTCTAATTCTGAAAATCCTAATTTAATTACTACTTTTTGCGATAATGAAACTGAAATATCTTTTAAATTTGATAAAGATAAGATGAAAGATAAAGATAACAACTCTACAAATTCAAGCGATAAAGATAAAGAAAATCCTAAACCTGACAAAGACAAAGATAATCCAAATCCTGATAAAAAGGACAACAATGAAAATTCAAACAACTCTAGCGGAGAGAGTGGCAACCCTTCAAATAATAATAGTGGTGGCTCTGCTGGCAATGGTTCTAGCGGTGGCGGTGGGACTGGTGTAGAAACAAAACCAAATCCTAATAATGGCAATGGTAAAGAAGACGGCAAGAGTGACGGCAAACAAGACGGCAAAGGCGAAGAAGGTAAGGGCGATGATGCCGTTGCTCAAAAATTAGATTATGGCGATCTTGAAAAGGACTCTGACAAATTTAATTCAGATTTTAAAGATGCTTTGGATAGTGTTATTTCACAAGCACAAGATTTTAAAAATAGCTTAAATGATACTATTTCTAAAATTAAAGAAGGTGGTTTGTTGAAATTTAATCAAAGCGCTATTCCTAACACTTGCCCTTTAACTTATAATGTTGATTTTTCTTATTTTAGAAAAGATATAACCTTTGATATTTGTAAAGTTATCGCTCCAGCTTCTCAAACTCTTTATTATTTCTTTTATGTAGTGTTTTTTGTTTTGTTCTTGATAGTCACTATTAAGCTTTTTTTATTTACTTTTTAAAGGATTAGATTATGCCAGCAATAATTGCAATGATTGTTAATTTATTTGGTTTCTTTAAATGGGGCAAGGTTGTTGATTTTGTGCTTCGTGGAATAACCTTTGCAAAAATGGTTATTATAAATGGGCTTTTATTTGCTTCAATACTTGCTTACGTTGCTGCTGTATTGGTTATCTTAAATTTCATCTATACTAAATTTAATTACATTGTCGATTATATTAATAATCTCTCCGTTGGTAATGATAAGATCATAACTACTTCTATGATGGTTTTAAAATCTCTTGGTGCTTGGAATGCTCTTTGTGATGTTTTTGCTATCTTTTCGCCTGTTCTTCTTAGTTTTTTTGTGATCTATGCTACTAAAATCGGCATTTTTGTGTTTAAAAATGCTAGAGATACTTTACTTTCTTTTGTTATTGCGAAGTTGTAAAGATGATTACGTATTTAGTTGGCAATCCTGGAAGCGGTAAAACTTATTACGCTGTCTTTATGATATATAGGCTCTTTCTTTATGAGCCAAAAAAGACTTTTTTAACTAAATTTGTTAAGCCTAAAGAAAAGCCTAATTATTCATTTTGTTACACGAATATTAATGAGTTTAAATTTGATCTATGCGATAAATTTAAGAAGTTTGATTTTGATGAATTTTATTTAGGCTTAAGAAATTTATACGCTCTTTATAAAACTGGTGCTACCGATAATGAAGTAAATGAGAAAGCTAAAGAGTTAAATTTATATGGTTGTGTATTCGTCCTTGATGAGTGTCACAACTTCTTTAAAGATAAAAAAGATGAAATTTTAGTTTGGTGGCTTACATATCATCGCCATTTATATCAAGATATTTATCTCATTACGCAAGATTTAACGCTTGTGAATAATGAATATAAACGCATTGCAGAGAAATTTTATAGGGCTGTTGATAGCTCACGAAGATTATTTTCAAAGAAATTTCGTTATGAAGTATATGCCAGCTTTAGACTTTATAAAAAAGATCAATTAGAGATTATTAATATCCCATTTCTTCAAGAAGTTTTTGACTTATATCACTCAGGGCAAAGCTCAAATAAAAAATCATTTGTTCGCTTCTATTTCTTTTTAGCTGTATTAGTTCTTGTTTTACTTTTACTTTATTTTTATTTTATTGTTATGTCTATGTTTGAAGTTGAAAAGCCTGACAATGGTGTTCCACCTATTGAAAACAAAATTCACGTTCCAGCTTCTCAAACTCAATCCAGCTCAAGCCTATTTTATGACAACAAAAAGCCTAAAAATAATAATATTGATATTCCTGAAATTTACATTTATGATATTACTTGCCTTAACAATAATTGCCATTTTAGCGATGATTATCATTTATTTCCATTGTCATTGATTTCTTACATTTCTTCAACGCATACTCCATTATATTTTTATTTCGAGCCAAAATCTCACGAGCTTGTTAAATACTATTACGTATTTGACAAGCCAGTTTTTGCAAATTTAATCCAAAAAAATAACAAAGGTGTTTCCGATGAAAAGTTTAATCAAATTCCTAATTCTTCCTTGTCTGCTATTAAATAGCCTTTTTTCTGCTGAAATTTACACTGATTTGCTAGATTTCGCACGTTTAACAAGCAAGGCTAACAATATAGCTATTGTTACCGATGAAAGCATACATCAAGGCGAATATTACTTTATTTATCAAGATGAAGTTAAAATCACGATTTCGATGTTTAGAAAGATGCTTGAAGCAAAAAATTTATATCTATATAAAAAAGATAATTTTTACTATGTAAGCTCTCAAAAATTGCCTGATTATGATCTTAGGCGTATCGATCTTAAAAATTACGTTGTTGAAGATGTCAATAAAATTTTAAGCCAGTTTGACTTAAATGCTACCTATGCGACCGCTTCAAACTCTGTTTTCTTTAGAGCTGATGATTATATTTTCGATCAAGTTAAAGACGCTATCGCTAAGATAGATAAAAGCTTGGAGCAAGTAACATTTAAGCTTACAATTACGGAAACAAATTTAAAAGATATAAAAGATTTAGGCACAAATTTACAAGGCTTACTTAAGCCACTCAATCACGGCGATTTAGCCTATTACATAAATTTAATTACTTCCCCTTACATTACTAATTCAAACGTCATTAAAAACGATGATAGTGCATTTTTTGGCATATTAAATTTTCTTGATACAAATGGCATTACAAAGATCATCTCTTCGCCAGTCTTGACGGCAAAAAATCACACAGAAGTTTATTTTAGCTCCGTTCAGAATATCCCTTATCTTGTTTCAAAAACTGATATATCTAACGTTAATTACCAAAAAACCGATAGCTATGAATATAAAGATATTGGTTTAAAAATCAACTTAAAACCTATAATTTTATCCGATCATATTGATTTCGACTTGCATTTAATCCTTGAAGATATTCTCTCTCAAAGTTCATCACTTACTCCCATTGTTTCAAAGAAAGAGCTTAAAAGTTCATATTCTTTAAAGCGTGGCGACGTTCTAGTTCTTAGCGGTATCAACAAAAAAACTACTGCTAAGCAACGTAACGGCGTCCCTATCCTTAAAGATATTTGGCTTCTTAAGTATCTTTTTTCAGTAGAGCAAGACAGCGAGATAAACTCTGTTTTAACTCTCACAATTCAAATAATTTAGTGTTTTAAGGGGTGTAGGGGATATCCCCTACAAAAGGCGAGTAATAAGCTTTTTAGTTCGTCCAGCCTTTTCGAGCCGTGCAACAAACGAGCCAGCTGGGTCATAAAAGCCCCCTTTCGCCTAAGTGTGTTTTGGCGTAGCCAAAAAGCCAACCATTTGTGCGGACGAAGTCCGCCAAATGGTGGCTCTTGTCAAATTAATAAAAAATTGTTACCTTTAAGGAAGCGACTATGCGAGCAAGGAATTTATACGGTGTTTCGCCCTTTGATGTAGAGCTTTGTCAAGAGAAGCTTGATAATCAAAGGGAGTATATGCGCTCTTTTTCTTTTGTTAATAGCTTAGGGCAGGTTAGAAATTTGCTTGATATTTCAATGTCAGCAAACTTTAGCCCGAAATATTACGCTGAAGTTTCTAATCGTGTAAATGTGTTTAGCTCATTTGCGATCGATAATTTTCAAGTGCCAGTATTCTTAACCATTACTCTTAATGGCTGTTTTAGGGGTGCTTTAAATGGTGATTATTCTAAATTTAAGCCTGTTGATTATAAATATTTACCTGATGAAATTAAGTATAAGGCTAAAAATTTAGCCCCTTTAACTATTACTGATCTTGTATCTGTTCTTAATCATCAATGGCATTTATTCATTATGCGATATTCAAAAAGATTTAAAAAAATAGATAGAAGTTATATAAGATGCTTCGAGCCACACAAAAAAGACGGCGTGCCACATATCCACGCTTTATTTTACGTCCCAGCTTACACATTAGATTTTATGAAAAGAATTTATACAAATATCTTTTACGCCCCACAAAACTTAAAAACTAATGCCATTACAAGCGAGCAAGAGAAAAATGGCGAGTTAAACGGCTTTCAAACTAGCATAAATAATCCTAGTGGCTACGTGATGAAATATATTCAAAAGACTTTCATAAATTTAAAAGAAACGCAAGATTTTGATGAGCTTTCGGCGTGGTATGTAAAGCATAAGGTTAGGCGTTTCTTAAGCTCACGCACTAAAGTGCCTTTGTGGGTATATAGGAAGATAAATTTTATTAGCTCAATGCAAGATTTTTATCACTTAAACGACTTAACAAACGATCATAGGGCATTAATAGAGTGGAATAAAAAAGATGATTACATATATATAAATTTACCTTTCAACAAAGAAGAGATCATTTATTTAAATGGTAGGTTGGAGCATTACATTGGTGGTAGGCTTATGAATTTTTACGATAGGCTTAAGATAAATAATAAAGTCGATGAAGATGCAAGCGACGAAATAAAGAATTTTGGTAGCACTTTAAATCAAAGGCAAATTTTAAAAATTTGCGATGAATTGTTTAAGACCGAGAAAAGAGTTAAGCCAGTAAGTAAAATGCGAGATTATGAGCTAGTAAATTACTATCAAAGCTTGGGCGGTGATGTAAATGTTCAACATTTGGCTTATGTTGAAAATTTAATGCTCGATCGTAACTTAGATAATTTTACACACTATCATGAAAGGCATAATCTTAATGCGCCTGATATTGATAGTTTTGTAGATAGATTTTTGATTTGCAATGAGTTTTAAAATGTGTTTGAATGAGCTTTTTGATAATTATATTAGCTATTATGAGCTTATTTTAAGTCCTTCTACTCTTAGAAGTGATATAGCTACTTATAACAAGCATTTTAAAAACTCGCTTGGCTTAAGAGATATAACAGAGATAAATTTTATTGATATTCAAAAGTTTTGTAATGGTTTAATAAAGCAAGAATACAAGATTAAGACAATTAAGAATATCGTTGCAAATCTAAAAGTTATTTTTAAGCTTGGCATCAAGCTGGAGTTAATAAATAAAAATCCTTGTGATTTTATCGAGCTTCCAAAATTTGACAATAAAAGATACTTTGATTATTCAATAGCCATTCAAAAACGTTTTATAAAAGCTATTTGCGAAAACACTGATGATAACTCTGATATATTCTTTTTCTTACTTCACGGCAGGCGTAAAAATGAAGTATTAAGCCTTAAATTTAGTGATATAAATTTTAAAACAAGAACTTATACTATCCCTTTTAAGATCAATAAGGCTAAAAGAGATATGATCTATAAGATGAGCGATGAGCTATATACTAGGCTTTATAAAAGGTATATAGTAGCTAAAGAGCAAAAACGTCTAAATGATTATGTCTTTATTAATCCTATGACTGATGATAAATTTAAAGATTTACGTAAAAGCTGGGCTTCACTTCTTAAAAGAAATAATTTACCAAAAATAAGATTACACGATATTAGGCATTTAATAGGCACATACTCAATTAATTATCTTAAAATTCCTATCGAGCAAGTATCATTTACGCTAGGTCATACAAATATAATTACTACGCAAAAATATATAACTGCAAACGTCAAAAAATCTAAAGAAACTATTGAAATTTTACTTAACTCAATTTCAGATTAATTTAAGCATTTTAACAAGTGGCTCGAAATACCGATAAAATGGGTATTTGGTTGCGGAGGACGGATTTGAACCGCCGACCTTCGGGTTATGAGCCCGACGAGCTACCACTGCTCTACTCCG